CCATATAGTGACAACATAGCAGCGGCTAATCCTATCGCGGTTAATGGATTCGCAAAAGCCGTCGTTGCCAACAACAAACCACCCATACCAGCAGCAATTGCAATTAAAGTAATACCAACATCTTTCCCCTCATTAATTGAGGTAATCAATAACGACATACCAGCCGCCGCGATTCCAATACCAGCACCCATCATTAACATAGCAGCACCAACCGATAATAATATTGGTTGTACTGGAGCAATAACCACAGCACTGGTAGCTAAAGCAAACGCCAACGCACCAACAATAACAACAAAAGAACCAAAACCAATCAATATACTATTAACAACACTTTCAAAAGCCACCAAGTGAGTTAATGGTAAACTACTCATAGCTGTCGCCATGTTAGCGAACCCATCTGTTGCCAACTGGACACCCTTACCTATCATCATAACAGACACCCCAATAGCGGCAATAACCACCGCGGTACCCATTAGTCTAGCTCTCGCACCTGTTCCAGCCCCTCTCGCGGCAGACGCAGATAAAGCGGTTGCACCTCCTCCACCCATACCCAGACCTCTACCTACCATTCCCATAGCACCTGAACCCATTTTGAATCCCGCCCCCATAGAAGCCCCAGCGGCAAACATAGTAGCAACACTAAATAACGCAGCCATACCTATAATACCATAGGCCATGTTCTCCTTCACACTATCTGAAGCATCTGCAAATCTTTTTGACCAATCACTAGCAATCTCCCCAAGATATTCCATAGCGGGCAATAACGTTAATTGTAACATTTTAACAATAGAGTCCAGATTGTCCTTAAACGTCATCTGTAACTTAGCCATCTCCTCCATTGTTTTTCCCTCTTGTTTCAAATACTCAACGTCTTCGGCAGTAATCTTTGAAAGGTCTTTCTCCTTTCCCCTAACTTCAATGAACATTCCCCCTTCTTTATCTATCTGTGTTAAACCACTTAAATAAGTCATGTCCTTTTTTGACACGGACGCGGTTATTTCCGCCCTTATTCTCTTGTCTTGGGCTTGTTCCCTAGCTTGTACCGTTAAGTCGTCAAATGATTGTCCTGTTATCTTAGCTAATTCCCTTAAACGGTCTAATTCGTTTGCTGTTATGTCAAATTTTCCTGTGCTTACGTTAAACACTCCAACTCCTATAGTAGCTGCCATAACTTCTTTAGTAAAACCAGCCATATCATTTCTCGCCTTAGACATTAACATAAATGGATCTCCTAGTCTACCCATCGCACCACCTAGTACTTGTAAAGCCGCAGCCGCTTCAATCGCCCCTTCAGGTCTCATAACCTTTTCAGCAAACCCGGAAAAGGCGGACATGTCTTGTCTCATTCTTTGAGTTAGAGCTGTTGCCTCTTTTAAGTCAGTAAGTCCTCCCCTAAACCTATATTTGGTCATTAGTTTAAGATTATTAGCAATATTTTTTGTGTATTTTTGAGCATCTAGTCCATATTCTTGAGCTGTTTGGAATATTTTTTCGAACTCGTCAGCACTTTGTCCCGCACCGTAACCAAATAGTTCCATATCGGCAGCAAAACCACCAACATTTCCAAATAGTTTTGACATTACTCCAAAACGTTCCATATCCTCTTCTGTTAAGATAGAAGCGGTACCAGTACCACTAGCCAAATCCGATTGTATTCTAGCTATTTCAGCTAAACTGATATTAAATCTAGCCGCCGCCATTGCAGAACCCAACATATTTTCTCTAAACATTGCGGAGGCTCCTCCGGTTAATCCTATACTAACACTAGTCGACCTAACCGCTTTATCCATCTCTAGATATAGGTTAACTAACTTTCTTGTTCCAAATATCTCATTGTAAAGGGCTTTAACTCCTTTTTCAACTTCTTTAGTTAAGGCCTGTCTTATACTAAGAGTTTTCTTTAGTTTGGTAACTTCTTCACCTATAGTATCTACTTTCTTTTTAAGGTCTTTATTTAATTGTCTTAAATTTAATTCCTCTTCTTTACTTAATTTTATTCTTTTTTCTTCAAGCTCTTTTATAACCTTACTTGATTCGGCAAAAGATTTTTCCGCGATTTGTAACATTTGGGTGTACTCGTAAAGTTCTTTTCTGGCTTTTAGGTGTGCACTAACTCCATTATTGACCCTCTTTTGATTGTCAATCATCCACTGCATCAACTCTCTTTGTTGTTGTAGTTCTGCTATTCTTTTATTTGCGTCTTCTGCCATACCTTAATTAAAAACCTGAGGTTGTTTTTTTAATATCATCTATTGTTATATTTAACTTACCTAGTACATTATTATCTTGTAAAACCGTAACTTGGTAGGCTTTATCGAAAAATACTTTTTCTGTCCCTCTAGAGAACAACATCCTTAATTTAGCCTCGGATGGTATTCTTAATGTTTCTCCTTGTGAAGTTTTTATTTCAATAATCTCAAACCCATTGTCCATCATCTTTACCTTATACTTCCATAGGTCACCCGCATGTTTACTTAAGTTATTAACGTGTGGATTTGCTTGACTTAAATACACTAGTGGGTCAATATCTATTGACATACTAACATCAAAACTTTTACCCTTATCATCTTGTAGAGCGTTATAAATTGGTAGAACATAAAATTTATCTGAACTTTTAGTTTCTCCTGTAACATTACCTTGTTGTTTTGTTTTTGACTGTCCACCCCCTTTATAAACATATCGTGAAGTAACATCTATAATATGAATAGTGTTTTGTCCTGTTTGTTCACCATCCATAGAAACTGTACACGGATATTTTCTACTAATAAAAACAACGTCTTGTTCGTCATTAAGATGAATTAACATATTTTTAGGGGTTTCCACCTCCTTTATTTCAACTTCATCCTCTTCTTTAATTATGTTTTCCTTAAAACTAATACGGTATTGTGGGTAATCTTCTTTAAGTCCTTTTATAAACGTGTTAAGAGATAAAGTTAAATTAACTAAATCATCGTCCGTTAAGACATTATTATCCTGTCCAAACACTTTTTTGAATTTCGGTTTTACTATATTGAGTAGTTTTTTCTTTTCTTTTTCAATCTCCTTATCTAAGATTGTTCCCATTTTTTTATCTTTTTTCTGCGTTTCTTTAGCAGCGTTTAGGTCCATGAGTTGTTTTAGACTTTCACTATAAGTCTCCATTAAAATATTATTTATTTTAATAAAATTTTCATATACTAATTCAGTAGATGGTTTATCTGTGAATTGTATATTATGTTCTGGAAATTCTTTTTTCAATCTCCTTAGTATTGGTCTTATGTTTTTTCTAAAGTATTCAACAAATTTATCATTTATACTAACAATAACACCTACTGACTTGAATAAGTCAACAATCTTTTTATTTCTATTTTTTAAGTTTGTGGTATCCCCATCCTCAGTTTTTTCAGTCATTTCTGGGGTGTCAACTGATATTGTTTGTCCTTGTTCGGTGAGTCCTATATAGTTTGCATCCTTAGTAGTAAACTTAGTATTTTTAGGTATAACACCTGTTGGTGTTTTTACGTCGTTAGAGAAGGAGTATGTGAGTGTGAATGGACCAGTTTTGTAATGATAGTCTAATACTACTTCATTCACAATTCCTTGACTTATTGGTGTGGTTCCGATTGCATTTCTTAGAGCTCCAAGTGCTGCATCAGCACCAACATATCCTTGTGAAAAATCTTCAACTCCTTGGTTAAAACCTGTTGCACCAACTTCACTATCAACATTAACACCGGTTACTGTACTAGTTATTGGGTTTTTGTCAACACCGACCTGTGTCTGTTCAGTTAAGTAATGAGGTTTTACACCCATTAATTCTTTCATTCTATTATATTGTCTCGTGGTGTTATCCAAAATCTTTTTATTATAAATATCTTATATAAAAAAAGAAGAGGAGTTATCTCCTCTTCGCTTTAGCATTAGCCGTTGTTTGGGCCTTATTTTTGTCTTCGATCTCTTTTTGTAAGAAAGTCATATAAGCCCTCCTTTCAAATATCGGCATCTTCATCACATCATCTCTAGTAAATCCAGCATGGTGGACTAGTAAATAAATTTCTTGAAATAACGACGGTTTATAACTCGACGTTAGGCCAAAAAAATCTGACTGTGATGGGAACGATACTGCGAAACCCGGCACCCGAAGGAGCCTCCACGTCTACCCTCAGATCTATACCCGGTTCAATATCGTCCATATATTTTCTCAATTCTAACGAATCTCCGGCTGGTAGGTACTGAACAAACTGCTCGATGTACCCCTTATTGGTTTCTCCATCTACTTCCATAATTTGTGTTGTTAATCTAGAGGTTAGTAATTTAGAAACATCATTTTTTAGAATCTTTTGTCTTCTTTCCTCACCTTTAACTAAATCTTCTTCATCTTTAGCGGTTAACATTCTAAATTTAATAATTTTTTTACTGCGTTTTAACTCAAATGAAAAATACCCCTTTTCATCTGGATCAGCCCCTATCTCTTTAATCTTTAACGTATTTAAGTCAATCTCTGTTTCGAACTCTTCTCCAGTAGTAGGGTCTGTTAATTTTACCGGATACATTTCACCATAAGCTGTGGCTCTTAAAAATACCATAATAGCATTTCTATCACCAACTAAAAGATCCTTAGCGTTCATTCCTTTTTGTTTTATTTTTCTATCCATAAGTACGTCCAATACTTTACCCGACTGTAGAAGGTTTGGAGAGGTTAAGATGTTTTCATCTTCTGCGGTCATGTATTCAACTTTAATAGTTTCACCACAATCTTTATAGAGTAGTCCCTTAGATGGTAATTCAATTACATCAAAGGGTACGCTAAATTTTACTTCTTTTTCTGACATTTTTTTTATTTTTTTTTATGTAAAATTATAATTTTTGATTAAAGGATACGAATTAATAGCAGTATGTAAACAATTAAAGGACCTAATCGGTCCTTTAATTTATCATAATAGTATGTAGAGTTTGGTTAGTACTTGAGTATTGCTCTATCAAATCTTAGTGTTGCTGAAACATCTGCTAAATCATCCCCACTGTAATCTAAATCACCAAAGTTAACGTTAGTTAAAAAAGTACCTCTTAGTTCCCAATTTTCTACAATAGCCCCAGTAGGGTCTAACATAAATAAATCCACTTTCTTTTTATAACCAGCCGCGTAACCCATTCTTCCTGTTACCGATTCTGCGTGTAATCTCACCCACTCCATTAAAGCTTGTGAAGAAGACGGTGCGATAGGATCTCTAAAGGTCACATCGATTGTCTCCCACTGGAATTGTCCAGCTACATAAGTTTTCGTGTTAAGAAAAGGAATTTCCACTTCATTTATTGTTATTGATGGTCTAGAAGCACTAGACACAATCCATTCCGCGATCCCTAAATCCGAAGGAAATTTTAATATAAACCGATTCTTTCTTTTTGGTTCGTAAGGAACCGGCATTTTCATTAATAAGTCTGCCATTTTTTTTCTTTTTTTTAATTTGTATCGTTATTTAATACATCTATAAATATAACCCTAAATAAAATTATCTATGTCGAATGTACTATTAGTTTATTTTTACCTTTTTCAGAGGTATCGTAAATGTAGAATTTAATTTCTGGATACCTTTTCGATATCTCTTCTTTTACTTTTTTTATCATGTGTTTCACGTTATCAGTGTCGTCATCACTAAATCCCACACTCATTTGGTTGTATTCGTCTTTGTCCATTTTTTCAAATGAGAGAATAACTTTCTTAACGAAGTCATCCAAAGCATTACCCTTTTCTTTTTTAATGTCCGCGTATCTATTATTAAAAGACACAGGGTAATAGTAGTTTGACTCTATATATTTTTTAATAATTTCATCTTGTGTACCAGTAAAGTCGTAATTGTCACTAATATTTTCAACCATTTCTTCTTTTTCCTCGTCACTAAAATGATTTTCTATAATTATACTCACACCTTCCTTTAACGTGTCTGGTGATTGCGGTCTAGCTGTTATGATGGACATTGGTTTTGCTTTTATTAATGCTTCCTTAAAATCGTTAAAAGAAGGGGCAAAATCTTGATTCTCTAAACTCTCTTCTACATTTCTTATGAACTCTCTATCGTCATTAAATTCAGTAAAAGCGTTCTTAATATCATTATCCGGGTACCTGTATTCTGGTGAGTTTTTAAGTTCTGCGTATTCTGAAGTGGTTAATTTTACTTTACTCCACTCATCACCATCCATTTTATCCATATGAATCATAGTTGGCATATGAAGAATATTATCATCCCAATCGAAACTATAAGCTCTCATCGTTATTTCATATAACAGTCTTCTTTTCATATTACTGAGTTATGTCATTGAATGACACTGAAGAAGGTGTGATATTAAACTCCACCTCAATAAATTCTAGTGTCTTGGTTGGTTTAACAAATATTTTACCAGTCATCGAGTTTGTATCTAATTCACTAACATCACTATTAAGTTGTACTTTGAATTCTATTAATCCTCTATCCCTCCTAACATCTTCCAGTATCGGATTTATTAGTGATAGGAATTGTTGTCTAACAATGTCATCATTTTGTTCAAATAATAGTTGTACGGCAATGTTAGTAACCTTCTTTTTAAGATAAATCATTAACCTTCTTACATTAATCCTATCTAAAGCAGAGATAGTATTTTGAAGTGTTTTTTGTCCCCATATTACAACACCAACCCCATTAAAAGTAGCAATAGGATTAATCCTAGCTTCATATAAATCGTCTCTATTTTGTTGTGTTAATTTAGTTTGTGCTTTATCAATTGTACTTAACATCCCTCTAGTTTGTCCCGCCGGTGCAAACCATGGAAAAGATATATTATCTGTTAAAGCCATTGATCTTAGAACCTCCCCTGTTGGTGGTAGGTATAGTCTTATATTATTTTCAGTATCTTTATATCTAACCCATGGCCAATATGTAGCAACATAACTACTAGCTAAGGCTGAATTACTAAAGTTATCAACCGCTGAGTCTGTTGTCTGATTTGTCGGGTTTGCCGAGTTTACCACGTAAAGAGAGTCCGCCCTATCGTTTTCTATCATCTCAATCGCCCTATTAACCAATGTTAAGTTATTAGTATAATCTATACCTGGTGTACCAAAAAGACTAATGTTTATATCTTCTGGGTTTGAATATTTTCTAATACCATCATAGAAAGGATAATAATCCGTTACTAAACATGATGACGTAATTGTATTATTATACCAAAAAGTTGCATAATTAGTTTGGTTTAATATGTATGTGTCTCCATTAGTTCTACTTTTTCGATATCTATCCCAACCATCGTTACCACCATAAGGGATAACGGTAAATTTAAGATAATTACTATCATTATAATAATTTTGAGTTTGTAAAGAAGTGTTACCACTCGCGTTGAAGTTGTACGCACCAACATTATATTGGTATGTGTCAGTTACTGTCATTGCCGACACCCTATTATCAAAATGGAATCCTAGTGTCTTACCCGTCCAAATAGACCCTGGGTTACCACCACCCGACCCACATAGATACGGTACTGTTGGGTTTGTTCCGTTAAGACCTTTATAAATAAAGAATGATTTGTCAAATCCTTTTTTACTTGACCACCCTAAATAAGTTCTTTGTATGTTATCAGTTAGGGTATCGTAAACTAAATTGTAGAATGGTTTTGGAGCCGCACTGTCTGGCCAACCTGAAACCACCCCACTATTAAATGTATTATTATTCAATTCAGAAGCCGCTGGTGGGTTTTGGTATACTTCATCAGAGAAGGTCGCTCCACTATAATTTCTTATTGGGTATCCTTGAAAACCTGCTGGTAAAGCATTTATTGGTGCATCCTCATCAAAACTAAGCATTATATAACGACTTCTTAAAGGGTAATCCCCATTTTCAGTACCTATTTTAATCCCTACATAGTTTTGACTACCTGGGTTAAGTGTACAGTTCTGGTAACTTTCATATATGATTTGATTTGAATCAGTGTCGTTTATATCTCTAACAACTAATGTAAAAGTTTTAGTATTTTTATTAATATTTTGTATGGATATTTTAACCATATCGTTAGCGTTATTACCATCTGGGATAAGAATCACTTTGAATAGTTTGAATATTTTATTACCTCTGATTTCTGACATTATAAAAGGTGTTTCTGGTCCTTTTGGTGCCGCTAGTGGTTGCCAATCTTCACTATAATTATCGTATGCTGGTTCTTGACCTATTGATATTTGACTAAATGTAACGGCCGAAGTTGCTAGATTGTTCAAACTATTAGCGTAGATTTCTTCAACCCAGATATTATTAGTTTTATCAAAAGGGTCTGTACCAAATACTTTTGTTATGTAATTCTGTGATGTTGGGTCAAGATTTGTTTGATTACTGAATTGAGCACCTGGTCCTGTAAATCCGGAAATATAAAAATTTTGTTTATAGTTTGTTGTGTTTATAGTCCTAAATTCTCTAGTTGTACAATTTGGAGATAATGGGGCCGATGCCAATTGTGGACAAGGTCCCGCACCGTCACCAAATGAAGGTGATTGTTGTGTGGTAACACCCGCAGAACCACCTGTACTATCTCCAACATTTCTTGAAAATGTATTTAGTTCATAATTACCTCTACTCCTTAGTTTAGCAACTACCATATCTTGTGTTGCTGCCGTCCAGGTAAACACAGTACCTGATGTTTGTGCCGTCCACCCTTGAGTACCACCTGAATGAGCACCTATAGAATTACCATACCTCCAATTTAATTGGTATGTATATCCTGTACAAGGATACCCTAATGGGTTCATAACTCTAGCTCCGGTTCCAGCATTAAATGTGTTTGAAGGGGTTATGTTAGAAAAGTTTGTCCCATTATCCTGTCTTGAGATTGCTGGGTTCCATCTAATTGTGTTGTATGTTGTTCCATTTATTTGTTCTGCAACTCTAGTGGTTTCAAAACCTGTATTATTAACCACTGGGTTTGTACCACCAGCTGAAGAGTTGGTTGAAATGACAAGTGTTTCCCCACTT